GTAGCGATCAACTGCCCAGCGCAAGTCCTTGTAATTGCGCTTCTCGGCTTTGAGCAGTTCACGCTCTTCTGCTTTGGAACGTTTGCGGGTCTCGTGGACCTCAGCTGCGAAAATCGATCCCATAGTTTTGGGGTATCGGTACTGCAGCACAATAAAGAGGAAAGCAAAAAAGGGCCAATTAATTTGTGGAAAACTGCCGACCGCTTATCAGTTCCGGTTGATTGATTGCCGCCGCTTATCAATGATTGACGGCTGGCTGGTGCGTCGTTTCTAATGGCGGAAGGCAACACCAAGGCCACCCCATGACATCAACCCTTCTCTCCACAGAATCCAGCGGCGCCGATAACGCCCGCGCCAAAGTTGCAGGCATTGAAGCCATCTATGAGCTGGAACGATTCTCCCGGCTGATGGATGACGACAAACAGCTATTCCCCTTGTCTCAGGATGCAGCGGAGCTGCTGGAACAGGCAGGCTACGACTTCAACAAGGACGACATCACCGCCGACCATATTAGGGACGTCGCAGACGATGCCTGCCGTTCTGAATGCCTAGGCGTCGACTATTCCGCTACCTGGTCCGCTGGCTGCGATTTTGACGGCCAGCCCGATAGCTTCAAGGTTTGGCTCACCGTTGGTGGTCCGTCTTGCTATGTCACTGGCGACTATGGCCCACACGGTGTGATTGATCATGCCTCGCTGCGGGTTTGGTTTTCCTGGGCTGGTCCGTCTGACTTCCTATGGGTTGAGCACGACAGCATCGAGGCCGAAGCTCTGGCCTGGTTCGTTGATAAGGTGGCCGTCTGATGCTTACCCTGTTCCCTACCCCAGCTCAGGAAAGCGATTTTCTGCAGCTTCACTACGTCAACCAGTGCGGTTACCCGGAAGGTGCGCATACTTCGCTGTATCTCCACCCCTGGGCCGTCCACGACAACCTAGGCCTGGCTGGCGAGATGGAGATTCTGCGGGATCCTACGGATGATGGTTTCCGTGTGATCCTGCGGGTTTACTCCTGGGCCGTTGCTCCCTACGGTGACGGCTCCCCCCACTGTTTTGACCGTGGCGAATGTGACGCGCAATGGTGGGAGTCTGGCGAAACGTTCGGGCAGTTTTTCGATGCTGAAGCGTTCGCCCTGTTCACTTGGGAGCGATGGCGGAAGACTGGTCGACCTGGTGCGTCAGGCCTGAGCCTGGCTGAAAATCTGGACAACATGTTTAACCATGTTGCATAACCTGCCGAGATGCTCTAGTGTATTGGGCAAGAGCTGACACCACAGCTCACCAACTAAAAGGCTCATGTTCTCATCTGTTCTCACCGCCGGCGCGATTTTCCTGTCTGGCTATGGCGTTCTGTTGTCCAGCTTCAGTGCTATCGCTTTGTTTGGTCCGTGTCCCTATTCCCGAGCCGATCAGTGCCAAACAATCCAGCGCAGTGGTTCCGGTAGTCTCTCGTCTGGTCTGAGTATCGCGGCCGCTGGCGTTCTGCTAGGTGCCGTTCGGAAGGCTTCTGAAGAGTTCTGATCTGCTACAGGACAACCTACTAGGCTGATTCCCCTGGCGTTTGCTGGGGGTTTTTCGTTGCGCATGCGCACTCTGCCTGTCCCTGGGCGAATCTGTGGGCAACTGCGGCGCAACGGTTCCGGCTTGGTCCGGCGTCAACCCGGCCGAAGGCATAAGTTTTGCTAATCGCTGCCATAAGATCTACTAATGTAAAGAACTAGTAGGTTCCGGCGGTCTCGATCTCTTTTGAACTACAATTAAGGAAGTCACACCCAGACACCGTGCAAACTCCGCAAGCTTCCTGGCTGCTCACCTCCGCCGGCTACTCCGTCGGTTTTCTGCCCGCGCGTGTCGGACGTCCCGAGAATCAGTGGATCGTCCGCCGTGGTCCCGACATGTGGGGGTCTCCCCTCCCCGGCGGCCGCTTCAACGCTTCCGGTCTTGTCGCTTTTGCCGAGCAGGTACAGGCGTCCTAACTTCCGCCAACTACCGACCGCAAAAATCCGCCCACCCCCACCACAACAAGTGGGGGCAGGGTTGGAAATTTTTTGCTAGCCAGTCGTCCTACCGGGAACCTGCACAAATAACTCCCAAAAAATTGGCCTTGGGACGGGGGCAGGGGTCATTTTTCTCATTTGTGCTACACCCGGGGCCAAAAAATGCGCAAACCAGGTAGGCTTGCTCTTAAGTTGTTACTTTGAAAGCAAGATTCTGTGAATCTCGTGGAAGAAAACATCGACGCTTCTGTGGAGCGCGAGTACCCAACCGAACTGAACGAAAAGAAGCCAGAAAATCCCCGAAAGGGGATGTCATTGGCGGAGCAAAAGAAGCAAACGAACAAGCACGAGCGGGTCAAACGCCTGTACTTGCGCCAGCTGGAGGGCCTAACCGCCAAACAGCTGATCCTTGATCACGCCAAAAAAGAGCAAATCTGCGAAAAAACGGCTTGGCGCGACTGGCGCGAAGTCTCCAAGCTGAACGACCAGGATTTCGAGCAAGAGCGCGAAACAATGGCGGCCCGCATTTTTGCGATGCGCCAGCGCGTGTTCAACGCCGCCATGCGCCGCGGCCAAATGAACACCGCCGCCCAAGTTTTGGACTCCCTGGCACGTCAAATCGGCTGCGACGAGCCCCAACAAACCACCTCACTCCCCGAAATCCACGTCCGCGTCGAACCACCCAAAGACCTCCCTGGTCCGGAACCCGCCCATCTACTCCCCATTGACGTAACCCAAGCCGAAGATGCCGAAAACGCTTGACATAAGCCTCAAAAAAGCCCAATCCGAAGTTTTTTACTCCCGTAAACGCTTTCGAGTCCTCGTTGCAGGCCGCCGCTTCGGCAAGTCCTACCTGGCCTGCATCGAACTCTTCGTAAAAGCGCTGGAACGCCCCGGCGAAACCTACTTTTACTGCGCCCCCACGTATCGAATGGCGAAAGACATCGCCTGGAAAACGCTCAAAAAGATAATCCCACCGCAATTCATCAAGACCAAAAACGAAACAGACCTCCGCCTGGAGCTTGTAAACGACTCAACGATCGAACTAAAGGGCACTGAGAACGCCATGGCCCTCCGTGGCCGCTCCCTAGCCGGTGTTGTGCTAGACGAGGCCGCCTTCATGGAGTCCGAGGTCTGGTTCGAGGTCATCCGCCCCGCTCTAGCCGACAAACAGGGCTGGGCACTCTTCATCAGCACCCCGGATGGGACGGCGAGCTGGTTCTACGACATGTGGTGCTACGTCCCAGAGGACAAGACCCAAGAGTGGGCTCGCTGGTGCTTCACAACGATCCAGGGCGGCAATGTACCCGACCACGAAGTCGAAGCCGCCCGCGCCCAACTCGACAAGCGCACCTTCCGCCAAGAGTTCGAGGCATCTTTCGAAAACCTGAGCGGCCTAGTCGCCATCAGCTTCAACGACGACAACATCTCCCAAGAAGTCCAAGACCTCCCCGTCCTGCCCCTCCTACTTGGCGTGGACTTCAACGTCGACCCCATGTCAGGCATCTGCGCCGTCAAAAAAGGCGACGTCCTGTGGGTCTTCGACGAAATCATCATGACCGGCGGAGCCACCACCTGGGATTTCTGCGAAGAAGTCCAAAACCGCTACGGCGTGGACCGTCGCATCATCACCTGCCCCGACCCCACTGGCGGCGCCCGCAAGACCCAAGGCGTCGGAACAACGGACCACAGCATCCTGCGCAAATCAGGTTTCACGGTGTCCACCCCCAGATCCCCCTGGAAGATCCGCGACAAGATCACCTGCGTCAACACCGCCCTCCTCGACGCCAGCAACACCCGCCGCCTATTCATCCACCCCCGCTGCAAAGAGCTAATCAAATCCCTCCGCACCCTGACCTACGTGCCTGGGACGGGGCTACCTAATAAGAACCTTGGTGTAGACCATGCATTCGACGCTTTGGGCTACCTGTGCCTACAAGTATTTAACTTGGCAAAACCAGAAACTATGGGAACAACGAATTATCGTGTGTGGTAGGCGTCCCAACCCGTTATGCATAACTCGTCCGGTTCAAGGAAGAAGAAGGCTTCTGCCAAGAAGAGCAAGAACCCTGCTCAGGCTCGGTGTGAGGGCTATCTCCGATCTCTTAAAAAAGGCAAGAAGAAAAGCTCGAAGTGACGCCAGAACTCGAAGAAGCCTTGGGCGTGCTCTACAAAGGGCAAACGAACGTCGCCGTGAAAGCAAAAGAACTCGGGATTTCCTTAACCGAATTAAAAAGCGTTCTAACGGCCTTCATTAAGTCCAACCCAGTAGACCCAGACATCTGGCAACGCGATTTCCAGATAAGCTGGCCATATGTCACCTGAGGTTTCAAATGCCCCAAGGCCCTGGAACTTACGGATCGAAGCGCGGTCGCCCAGCTAAAAAGAAAAAGCCGATGAAGAAGACCAGCAAAAAGAAGTAGCATCAAATCATCGGCGCCAGATCCATGCGTAAAAAACGCGGCTTATACGCCAACATCGCTGCTAAACGGAAACGTATTGCAGCGGGATCTGGCGAAAAAATGCGCAAGCCGGGCTCAAAAGGCGCTCCAACCGCCAAAGCTTTCAAGGATGCCGCAAAAACGGCCAAAAAGCGCAAGCCTAAGAAGAAGTAAGCATGGCAATCGTCAGCATTGTTTCCGTAGAGCGCTACACGAACGTCGTTGAATACAAAGGCGGGACCATGTCCGCCGTCAACGACGAGTTCCGCGTCCACTCACACGCCTCCGAATTCACCTTTGCCTTTGAAGTAACCGGTGGAGCCAACTTCAAGCTTGCATTCGAGGCCAGCTTCAACGGCGGCAACACCTGGTACGAAATCGACACGAGCAAGACTATCAACGAAGACGGAGAGTTTGTTTACTACTACAGCGGCAAGAGTACATCTACAATCCGCTGCCGCATAAGTCAAATCACAAGCGGTACGCCAAGCATTGTTCCGCACGTTGCAGCTACATACAACGGTTGATGGGCACAAGGATTGTTCCGGGCTACTGCAAGCACATCGAAGTGGATGCAGACAATCACAATACAGTCGCAACCTTCACGTTCATGACCCCAACCGACGTTGAGGACTTCGCCGGATTGATGGTCCGCCTAGCATCTGGCATAGAAGTAATGATTTCGGTCGAAGACGATGACAGTTAAGCGTGGCCGCGAGTCCTTTTCGGGATACAACAAGCCAAAACGCACTCCAAACCACCCAAAAAAGTCCCACGCAGTGCTTGCAAAAGAGGGCGACAAGATTAAATTGATACGTTTTGGCCAGCAGGGAGTGAAAGGAAGCCCCAGTGGCACAGCAAGAAACAAGTCTTTCAAGGCCCGTCACGCAAAAAACATCGCTAAGGGGAAGATGTCTGCGGCTTATTGGGCAAATCGTGTCAAGTGGTGACACCTACAATGAGAAAAAGTAGCTGAAGAACCGTGGTTTACAGCGCTGCTATTCCATCTACAGGCGCTGTTGTCAGCGAGTCGCCCTTCGTACGCGATCTAGAAGTGATCGCGATGTTGGAAGACTGGGACACAATGGGCGCCGTCACGCGGGGCACCAACTATCTACGTGACTTACACGAAACATTCCTACCGCAGGAACCAAGAGAGGATGACGACGCGTACCAGACGCGCATCGACCGCTCTGTGCTGTCGCCTTACACCAGCCGTCTAATTGAGACCGCCGCTGGTGCAATCCTCCGCAAGCCAATCCAAATCGAGGGGGATGATTATTGGCTGGAATTGAGTGAGAATATCGACGGACTAGGTTCCAACATCAATGAATATGCCCGTCGTGCTCTTGTTAGCAGCCTCACTTACGGACATAGCGCTGTCCTTGTTGATTATCCTGCGGCCTCCGATGCCCTTAATCTTGCCGAAGAGCGAGCACTGGGAAGAAGACCTTACTTTATTCACATCGACGCCCCACAGATTTGGGGATGGCGTCAAGCCAGCACAATGCCTGGCAGCGCCCTCACCCAAGTACGGATCCATGAGTACACCACTCGCCCACTAAACGAGTTCGGCGAGGAGCAGATCGAGCAGATGCGGGTTATTTACCCGGGCCGCTATGACCTGTACACGCTCGGTCAAGACGTCGTCGAGTTCAGTGAAACTGGCGACTACAGCCTGGAGGAGATCCCTCTGGTGCCGATTTACAGCAACCGCCGGGGCATGTTGCGGTCTCTGCCGCCACTGCTGGACATTGCCAACCTGAACATCACGCATTACCAGCGTCAGGCTGACTTGATCCACGCCTTGCACATCGCGGCAATGCCGACGCTTGTGCTGGAAGGCTGGGATGACACGACGGGTAGCGCATCGATGGGCGTCAACTACGCCATTTCGATGAACCCGGGCAACAAGGCTTACTACGTGCAAGCCGACGCCACCAGCTTCGATGCACAGATGGCTGAGCTGCAAGCCCTGGAAGCCCAGATGTCAACTCTGGGTGTAACCAAGCTGTTCGGCCAAAAGTTTGTTGCTGAGTCTGCCGAAGCCAAACGGATCGACCAGGCCCAGTCAAACAGTGTGCTGTCAATTATCAGCCAAGAACTTGAGAGCGCACTCAACCAAGCGTTCGACTTTGCCGCCCGCTACGTAGGGATCGAAGCCCCCACTGTGCGAGTAGATCGCGATTTCGAGTACTACCGCTTGATCGGCCAAGACGTATCTGTGATTGCGCAGCTCAACCAAATGGGCAAACTGAGCGATCAAACCATGCTGGAGATCTTGCGTCGGGGCGAAATTCTGCCTGATAACACCAAGATCGAGGACGAACTAGAGCGTCTTCCAGGTATTGAGCTACAACAACAACTTAATACTGATCTAAACTAGAGCTGTCTATCTAGTACACACCTGTGTCTGAAGAGCAACAAGCGCAGCCTCCTGTGGAAGCTGAAGCACCCAAGCCTGTGGCAGAAAGTGCAGATTTTGCCGCTCAAATCGAAGCACTGAAGGCAAAAAACGCCGAACTTATTGCCGAGCGCCGCAAGGACAAAGAAAACCGCGAAACGCTCCAATCCCAAATGGACGAGCTTCGCGCTGCCCACGACCAGATCAAGACGGCCAAGTTGACTGAGTCTGGCGATTACAAAACGCTTTGGGAAGACGTTCAAAACACGGTTACCGAACTTAAGCAGCAACTAGCCGCTAAAGATGCAGAGATGAATGAGCTGCAGCAGGGCTATTCCAAACAACAATTGCGTGCAAGCACGGTTAGTCAGTTATCCCAAAGCGGTGCATTAGCACCTGATCAGCTGTATCGTCTTATAGAGGACAATCTTCGCACTAAAGATGGTCAGCCAGTGGCTGTTGTCGGCGGTGTTGAGGTTCCGGTTGGGGAGTATCTCTCCAACTTAAAAAACCCCGGTAGCGGTTACGAGCATCATTTTGCAGCTACGAATCGCGCCGGTATGGGTGTTGCGGGTAGTGCCCGTTCCACCGCCCTTCCTGGCCAATCCAACCCGTGGTTGAAAGACAGCTGGAACTTCACCGAGCAAATGGATCTTCTAAATAAGGATCCAGATAAAGCACGGTTGTTGAAAGCTGAGGCAGGGAAGTAAGCCCCCGTGGGGCGCCCGTCAACTCGACTCCATAGGAGCTAACCGATGTCTTCCTTCGCCGGAAACTACGGATCAGGCTCGACCTTCCTGTCGAACCTGGTCGCCCGTCCAGAATTTCTTGAGTACACCGCCGAGGGCATCTTCGAGCAATCGAAGTGGGTCCAAAGCGGCATTGTGCAGCGCAACGCAGCCCTCGACGCCCGTGCCGGCGGCACCCGCGTTCGCGTGCCTTTCTTCGATCCGATTGCTCCCACCGAGACTCAGATCCTGAGCAACAACACCTGGGGTGGCGGTGGCGGCTACCTGGTGCCTCAGAACGTGACTGCCGACGAGCAGATCATGACTCTGCTGCACCGTGGCTTCAGCTACGCCGCTGACGACCTCAGCAAGCTCGGAACCGGTGCTGATCCCCTCAGCCACGTCCGCAACCAGCTGACTGCCTCCATCAACAAGCTGAAGACTGCCACCCTGAGCGCCCAACTGCTGGGTCTGTTCGGCGGCATCTCTGCAGCTGGTGTGCTGGGTGCTAACCAGACCGACAAGAGCCGTGCTGGCGCTCCTTCTGCCGTCACCGAAGCCAACTACATCAACGTTGGCAACGTGGTTGCAGCCAAGTCTGTGCTGGGCGAAAAGGGTGATGAGCTTGACTCCATCGCCATGCACTCCAACGTTGCTTACTACCTGCAACAGGTTGGAATGCTGACCTTCAGCACCTCTGCACTCGCCGCTTCCGGCGCTGTGACCTGGGGTGGTGGCGGTGTTGGCGTAACTGCCGCCGAAGTTCCCTTCTTCGCTGGCCTGCGCGTCGTGATCGACGACCAGCTGACCTACCTGACCGGCGGTACTTCCACCCACGCGGTGAAGTATCCCGTCTACCTGTTCAAGTCTGGCGTCGTCTCCGAGGGCGTCCAACAGGACCTGCGCGTTGCTGCCGACCGCAACATCCTCTCCATGCAGGATGTCTTGGCTGTGGACTACCACTACGGTTACCACATCACCGGCACCAAGTGGGCCGCCTCTGGCGACAACCCCACCAACGCTGCAACCACCGGCAACCTGGCCGATACCGCCAGCTGGAACCTGGTGTTCAGCAGCACCAAGCAGGTGCCCATCGCACGTCTGCTGGTCAACACCCCGTTCGATACCACCGCTTATTGATCCTTCGGGACAAAAGCGAAGGCCCCCAACTACGGGGGCCTTTTTTATTGCTCAGACCATGTCAAGCCTGATTTTTTCTTGCGCCTCAAACACCTCTTTAGTGTTCATGGTCATCTTGTACGACTGCAAAAACAGTTGATTGATGACGTCAAAGCTGACTTTGAGCTTTTCGTTGATCTGTTGATTGTCCAGACCCTCTTCTTCCCGCAAACGACGAATAGCAATCGCCACGTCTTCGAGTTTGCGAATCTTTTTACCGGGTGCTGACGGATCAGCCGGCTTTCTCTTTACTTTGGGTTCAGAGCTAGGAAGCGGACACTCAGGCATGAAACTGGTGCGACTTTACATCTCACACAATAATCACCGCAGCTTTGTCGACGTTCCATACGGCGAGCACTTGGAAACGAAAGCCGGATTAGAGATAAAAGGTGTTGAGGTTTATCACGCAGCAGTAATGGACCCAATCCGTCCAGTACGAAAAGCTGGCCGAGCTAAGCTGCAAAAAAGACGGTACTAAAATAGGCAGCGATGGCACCGACTATTGTCGCTACAGCTGGTGCAACTAACGCCAACAGCTTCATTACGGCTGCAGAAGGCGACACTTTTGCAGACGCCCGACTTGGCACGCTTGCTTGGAGCAGCGCAAGCGCAGACGACAAAGCCCGCTCTTTAGTGATGGCCACAAACGGCCTAGAGACTCTCGAATACATCGGCACTCGCGCCGCAACAACCCAAGCACTGAGCTGGCCCCGCGAAAATGCAAAGTGCGGCGACAAAAGCTATACGAAGACTGAAATCCCAGATGAAGTCAAGCTGGCGACATTCGAGCTTGCCAACGCACTAATCACAACCCCAACGCTGCTGCAAAACGCCAGCACAACCACAGCCCTAGTTGACGGCATTCCCAACCGTGACCTGAGCCGCCTCAAACTCGACGTAATGGAAATCGAGTGGCGCGACAACATTTCCAGCTCGACAACAAAGCCTGTCACACCTCTTACAGTGCTACCCCATCTTGCAACCATCCTCGGTTGCCTAACCACAAGCACTGCAAGTGCTCTTGGTGGAGTTTTTAGGGTCAAGCGAAACTGACATCGCTAGAATCCGTTTAGTGGCAACCAGCCTTCTTTTGTTTCTTATTAGCTGATTTAAGCTGTAAGAAATAAGACCCTCTGCTTCTCTTCTAATGGCTACCGGCGCATTTTTCAACAGTCTCGGTTACCGCTTTTACGTGAAGGCTGGTACGACCGCAAGCACCAACCCGACGGCTACCACGGGCATGACCGAGGTGCTGTCACTCACCAACGCAGGAATCCAGGGCACTTCTGAGACTCAGGAAGTACAGGATTACGGCAGCACCCTGGGCTTCACCGCTTCTCTGGTGACGACCCAGAGCTACAACATCCCCTGCACGATGAACCTGAACCTGAGAGACGCAGGTTATGCGGTTCTCAAGAACGCCGCCCTCAACTCCGCTTCTGGTACAACCGTCGAGTGGTATCGGGAATCTCCCGAGATGACCGCCGCAGGTGATCCGGAATATCACTCCGGGGTTGCCTTCGTGACTGACTTCTCCGAAGCAATCGAAGCCGGCAACGTCGCCACCGTGAGCTTCACCCTCAGCGGCTACGGCGCCTACACCTGGAGTGCAGAGACCGACTGATCTCTACATGTCAACCACCCTTACCCCCGGCCACCACCGGGGGTTTTTATTTGACGTTTTTCCAGCTATTAGCGAAAAACTCCGCAAACGGGATGCTCCCATCGCTCCGCATTTCTCGATACGTCTTCAGCACGTAATTCCTGCTGGGAGCTGTGTACTCGTCACTTCGTCCTTGCCGAAGCGTGTAACCGCCCAACGCAACCTCCAAAGAGTAAGGGGCGTTCCAAGTAATCGTTAAAGCCGCGCCGGTTTTAGTTTTAAACACCTTTGGTGCGGAAGCCGAATTCAGCAAAAACCCAGTATCGACAATGTCCCGCTTACCTCTTTTGACCAACTTGCCGTTTTTACGCTTTGTTGAAACAGGCCACGGGTACTGAACTTTTTTAACTTGGTTATCCGACTCGACTTTCACTTGTTGAGAGAACTCTCGAAGCGCAACAGCGCTTTTAGCTAAAAGAGCTTTGGCATTCCACTCTGTTACTTTTGTTTTGGTCATGACGTTTGCGTCCTTGCCGTAATTCTGACTCGGTCTCCCAAAACGTTCTGGAGCGTCTTACCAAGAAGGCCTGTTGTTCCATACGGCATCCGAGCCTCCAGCACTTCGCACTCAATGCCTGTCGTTCCAGCGAAGTCCAAAGTCCCCTCTGTGCCTACGCCAACGGTTGAAGGCAGCACTTTTGGATCAACGGCGTAACCCTCATACAGGGTGTCAGTGACCTGAACACCCGGAAAACTTTCTGAATTGGTCTGAGTAACAACCAGATAGAACTCCACCGTCGTAGTTGTCGTCTTCGCGCTGACGTTTCCAGTCACTGGATCGGTAACCGTGCCAGTTCCAGCAATGTTGAACGTGATCGTTGCGTTCTTTAGGGCTGAAAGAGCGGAGGCCATCTAATCCCCTTTGGGTTTGATCAACAGGGACCCTAATATGGGTAGACGGGTCTCTAGGAAGCTTAGCTGACGTGGCAGATCAGAATCTAGGCAAGGCCGTACTTTATCTCGACGTAGATGATACTGCGCTAGTCGCCGGTCTTAAAGAAGCACGCCAAAAAATCAAGGGTGTTACTGCAAAAGGAACTCCAAGCAGTAATCGTGCTGAGTTAGCGAAGAAAAGACTTGAAGATCGCCGTGCTGCAACAATGGCGATTACTCGCCGTTTAGGCGATCAAATCAGAAAATTAGAGGGACAAGGGCTAAATACAGCTGAGGCTTTATCTGCCGTTAAACGAGCTTCTGCAGCTACAGATAAAGGCCGTCTTGAAACAGCAAGAGCCCACAACCGAACGGCAAAAGACCTTCTTAAAACGCTAGAAAAAACAGACAAGGCCCAAAAGTCTGTTGTACTCAGCGCTAGAGGACTGGGTCGCGCTCCTCTTGCAGGAAGTGTGCGCGAGGTCGGAAGCCCTAGGTTTGTCACACGCGCCGTAGCCCAAGGCGGCCAAAGAGAAGATTTAAACGCAATAATTGCAGCACAAGAAAAGCGATTTGACCTTGCCAAAAAAATTACCAGGCTTGAAGAGCAGGGTGTAGATGTTTCTAAGTTACGAGAGCAGTTAGGAAGAGCAACTACAGCCCAAGCAAAAAGACAGTTTGGATCTTTTAAACAGGTTACTAGGCAACTTACGTTATCTGTTAGAAAAGCACAAGAAAAACTAAGGATTACGCAAAGAGAACAGAACGAAATCTTGAAGAACGCAGCGCGTTCTCCAATTAGAGGCGATAGGAATACACCAGGTTCACCAAAATACATTGAGGATCAAAATCGTCTGATGGATCAGGCGATGAAAGAAGGCAATAGAAACTATCAGAGAAGGTTAAAAGAACGAGAAAGAAGAACAAAACAGGCCGAAAGAGAAAGTGCAAGACTCCGCCGAGAAAGACGTGCTGAGGCCAGACGGGCTACTCAGCGTCTTGAACAACGTCGTGCGCGTCGACGCGACATTGCTTCATCCGCGTTAATCGGCGGCGGCTTCCCACTTCTGTTCGGTCAAGGTGTTGGTGCTGCAGGCGGCGGTGCACTTGGCGGTTTACTCGGCGGTTTGGCAGGAGGTCAAGCCGGGTTTGCCTTAAGCATCGCTGGAACGGCTCTTGGCACCCAAGTTGATGCCTCTATCAGAAAAGTTGAAACTCTAAGTAAGGCTTTTGATTCTCCAATAAAAAGTTTTCAAACGCTTTCCCAAGAAGGTCTTATCTCATCACGCTCTCTTGAAAAGCAGATCGAAGCTTTAATTAGCACAGGTAGAGCGGCTGAAGCATCCGCGCTTATTCAAAAAGACCTTGCTACTGCTTTTGGAGGTTTACAAGCAGCAAACATTGCTGACACGTTTGATCGACTAAACCGAAATTTTGCTCAACTGTCAGTAACAGTCGGCGGTTTCATCGCTGGCCCGCTCAATAAGTTTTTAGAGATATTAAACAGAGCACTTGCGCCTGCCCCGGGAGGAGACCAGCCAAGAGAAAGAGATCGCTTTAAAGCTGAAAAAGACACTTTAAAAAATATTGTTGTTGCTGGTGTAGGACTTGCAACTGGAGGAGCTGGTGCTGCGCCTGCGCGTGCCTTAATAGAAACTAGAGGAGGTCTTGCTGGAGCCGTTTTTGATAGGACACCAACTGACGAACAGATTGCAGAAAGCAAGCAAAAAGCAATAAGAGCCCAAGAAAAGCAAAACGAAGCAAACCAACGTTTTCAACGAATACAGAAACTCAATAAGGCTTTAGCTATTTCAAACATACAAAATAACAGAGAACTTTCTTTAAGACTTCAAAAACGTATTGCTCTTTTACAGAAACTGCAAGATACGCAAGCATTGTCCGGAAGCGCTACTGAAATAGAAAAAGCGGCTATCAAAGACCGTTTTGATCTTGAGGCAGCACAAATTAAAGCAAAGCAAGATTTATTAGTTGAGAACGAGAACAGGGAACGTCGTCAAGCAGCTTCTGCTATTGCAGGCATAAAAGCACGCGGTGAAGCAGCTGAAAAGGTTGCTGTAGCTGAAGCCAACGGCCAAAAAACACTGGCCATCACAATTCAGAACAGAGTTAAGCAAGAGGAGAAAATTAGAGACCTAAAAGAAGCGCAGAACCAGCTGAACGCTGAACTAGCTAAGCCTCCACCGGAGCGAGACACAAACCGTATTGATGCCTTAGTTCAGAGCGTTGAAGCGGCAAACGCAAATGTTCTGACTGCCTATCAAGAAGGCGGAGCAGCCCTGGTGCGTAACGCCACGACCGCTGCTGAACGTCTAAAAGGAGCCCAGCAGTCAATTTCGAGTGTTCTGCGCGGAGGTTTCGAGTTCCTCTCCCCGCAATTCCGTGAGCAAGAGCTGGCACGAGCCAGGGCATCCATCGCTTCTGGTGAGCGGCGTGGATTGCTGCGCGGCGGCGTTGATATTTCAACCCCGGAACGTCTCTTTGCGGTAGCCAACTTCGTCGAAAGCTTCAACCAAGCCGAAGATGAACTGCAGCAAGCAATTCGGGAGAATACAGCTGCACAGCAAGCTCTAGCAGCTAAAGAGCCTGTAAACGTCTTTGTTTCAGGCCAAGCAGCCGTTTCTACAAGCACAGTCGGCGCTATCAACCGAGGTTCCTAATGACTTTCTCCATCGGCGCGTTTACTTGCACCACCCTGCTGGCCCAACCCCTTGGGTACGAAGGCGAAGGTCGTCAAGGTCTGACCGCAAGAACCTGGCGGATTAGCGGCCTATTGAGCAGCACGCAATGGCAATCCCTGCTGAGCGTTTACGACACCTGGCGCAACGCACGCATCCTCGACCCAGACACACTGAGCAGCGGCAGTATCGGCACAACCGTCAGCTACAGCGGTGCGGCTAACGGTGTTACCTGGGCCGGTATTGCGTGCTGGTTCGCCGAACCCCCACAGGGCGAGCAAGCCGGAAACTACATACAAGCCAGCGTTCTGCTTGTTGATGCTGCACAGGCGCTTGAAGTTCTCCGCAACAGCAACCGCATCAACAAATCCAACCGTTTCTACTTCGGCACCGTCACGCTTGGAACGACAACCCTGGATCTTCTTCGTCCAATGGAGACTTACCAGGACACGCCATCAATGGCTCTAACTACTACAGGGGTCAGTTACATAACCGGCCCACTTACCGCTACCAAGATCCGCAACGTCGAAGGCGAAACCGATTCAGCAGGCTGGACTGCAATCCAGAGCTGGTACGAAACAACGATTGCCAGCGTCCCAGCGGTTGGTACTTACTTCCCAATTAGTGCGCCTACTGCCTCTGCAGAAGCTCGAATTGTGAGTGGTGCTAGGAGTGATATTTACACTGTGTCTGTCACCCTCGGCCAGGTGCGATGACGGTAGATATTCGTGCAACAGTCACCTGTTCTTTAGGAACACTGATCAATGCAAGCGTCAACGACGACTACATCCAACAGTCAGGTCTAGTAAAAACCCGAGGCAGCGTCGAAATCACTGGCCTGAGTGCGCCTGCGATCGGCACTGCCGTCACCTTCACCTACACAAAAGGTGGAACGACCTACACCTTTCCGCGCAAGCTGCGTGTTCTAAGCAGCTTTGCCGACCCATACCGCCGAACCACCAAGGTAGAGCTGGGCTGCAAGCTCACCTACATGGAAGACGTCAAGGAGCCAGTCGACTGGACACTTTTTGACGATCCGTCCAATAGCAGCCTGACTGAAGCTGACGCAGAACGTGCGCCACTGCACTTCAAAGCCAGCTCATTGATGAATCAGTGTCTCACCGAGATTGGCATAACAGCTAGCAGCAACCCGCTTACCAACCGCTTCACCCAATTCGAGACGTTTGATTTTTCGAGCGGCTACGTCTCGATCCTCTCAGACTTGCTGGTCTCCGAGTCTTACTTCGGCTATCTCGACCAAAACGAGGTCTTGCAAGTTGTGTACCTCCCCCAAGCGGGTGGCACGGCAACGGTTATTGACAAGAACGATTTAATCGACATCGGCGAGATCAACTCCGGTGAACTGCCTGGAGACGCAGTAACTGTTCGCTACAGCGGCTGGCGCTCAGACCAAAACGATGGCGATAACGCCCCAAGTGGTGCACTTGGCGGATCTCTCTACTCCAACTTCACGCAGTCAGTCAGCGAAAACCGCACGGTTATCCCCGTCCGCTACACCAACGCGCTTGGCAACAACGTCACAATCAACTTCCCTTCAATCCAGATCACAACTGAGGTAACCCAACCAGATTCCAACGTCCTGCCTTTCGGCACAATCGCTGAGGCTCGTCGAATCTCAAGCCGCACAGTCACCGAAGAAGCATCACTGGTAGCAGTCGCTGGAGCGATCGTCAGCGAGTTTTTGCGCAATGGGTTGACGGTTTCAAACCAGCTGATCACAAGCCGCCAAGAGGAAAAGGTCACCTACAACGTTCGCGGCGAAGAGATTCTCCGTGAAGTCACCCGCTACAAAAGCTGGACCCATGCCCTCGGCACAGTCAGCTTGCCACTTGTCTTCAGCGTCAATCCAGCTGACTACGTCATTCCAGTTCGTGCAGGTGTCGAGTACATCGACGAAAAAATCGTTGTCGAAACCCAGCGTGCAACCACCACTGGAACGATCGACATCCCACCGCACTCTTACGTCAAACGGATTACCAAGAGGTTTGGCCCATGGATGAAGACACTTAGCGGCCAACAAACCATTGCTGAATCGAGGGGCAGTTTTGCCTCAGCAACCGAAGTTGCCGACTTCGTCGAGTTTGCAATGACGGGCTTGTACCTGTTGGATACCACCATCAATACAGAACGGAGCAACAACACCGGCCAGCTGCTTCCTAATCCTTCAGCCTTTAGCCGTGACGAACTAGGCGAGGGGTATAGCGAGTCTGCAGAGATGGTGTTGGCCCAAGGCAGTCCAACCGCTCAACGCCGCATCGAATTCACGATGCCGTACAACGCCAACGATTACTACACGAAGAGTGGCTCGGCCTATGTGATGGCGCGTTCCGACGCAAAATCCAAAGCGCGTACTTACGGAATCGTGCAAAACCGTTTGTTTATAGGCAACCGGGTGGGCATGAACATCCAAACCAGCCCTGAAACTATCCCTAATAACCCCTTCGACCCAATTGTTTTGCAGGAGGGCGGCATCAGTGCGCTCTACCGCAACAACGGATTGAGCTGGACGATGAACGACGAAGGCATCGTCATTTCAAGCGACCTTATTTTTTGGGGTGCTGTTGGCGGCACTGGAACGACATGGTTCCCAGTTGCCCCGGGTGTTGTCACACTTCCGACCACCCCACCTGTTGTCAGCGGCCAGATGACAGTAACCAATACTGTCCCAGCGTATAACGTCAGTCTTTCGCTAGCCCCAACAGTCAAAACAGGGGTCACTGTTACTAGCTACCCGTACGCCTTAACGTCTCAAACTTCGGTATCTCTCAGCGTAAAAACCCGCTTAGTCCTTGTTACCTCTGTCGCTGCGACTACCCCAACATTCCAACTGGTTGTGCCTGTACCAGCAATTCAGACAGCTCCGCCTTCAGTCAACGTTCCTACTCCAGTCTTTACGCTAACCGTCCCAACTCCTACTATTACTACGACATAGACTAAGAAAAACCGGGCGTGTTATGGCCACAGTCAGCGTCTATAACCATACGGCGTCAGTATTGGCTTTTGGTAGTGCCCAAGCCTTTGACACTGCGGTACAGCTGTGCTCAGCATTGACTTTTAACGCTGCAGACACCACGCTAAGCGGAATGACGTTTACGGAGCTATCCACAGCTAACGGGTACACCCAAGGTGGGGCATTTCTACAAAACACATCATCGGGCATTGTTAGTACAGACGACGGTACTTTGGATGCAGATGACGTGGTTTGGACTGCAAGTGGCAGCGGTATTAGCGCTACGCACGCCCTTGTGATGAATTATTCAAGTCTGCTAGGCCAGATACCTTTATTTGTGATTGATTTCGGTGGGACGTTGACGGCGACCGCTGGAAACGATTTTCGGATTATCTGGGATTCGACCGACCACATTATTCGGATCAACAAGGTTTAACTCATGGCACAGACCACTACGATCAGTACGAAAGAGCTTCAGCGTCTGGCTGTCGAAGCTTACGAAGGCAAGACTTTGAAAGTCATGCTGTGCTCTGTTGGAAGCAGCGGCTTTACAGCCGAAAGCACTGTTGCCAACTGGCAAACTGTCGAGCAAAGCGGCAGCGGGTATGTTCGGTTTTCAGCCACCATCGCAACAGGCAGCTACGACACTGGTACGGGCCGCTATATCTTGCCCACGATCAACGCCAGCTTTACGGCTACTTCTGCCTACAGCTACGACCGTGTGATTCTTTTCATCGACGGCGAGACGAATATCCACAGCGAGATCCAAGAGAGTCCCAACATCGCTTTATCCGCCGGCCAAACCCAGACCTACCAGCTTTCCCTGATCACCGACGACTAAACCAATGGCACCTACCAACGTCAACATCGACTTTGGTGATGATGCCCTGGTCCGCGCAAACCAACGTCAGCAAGAAAACAACCGTTTCAACGGCGTCAACGGCCGGTACTACCAACGGGTGGAGCTTGACGCGCTTGCAGCCAAGGACGAAAAACTCAAATCGGAGGATCGCACCGCAACAGGAGACCCGCGCAACTACGACTTAACCGAGCTGGAGCGTGTCAAGGATGAACCAGCCGCTTTCCGTGGCGGCGGCTTCCTTTACGTGTGCCTTGGTTTCGAAGAACACCCTGACGCCTCAACCTACAACCATTGGCTACAGAAGATCAGACAAAAAGGCTTTGAAAACTACCGGTTTGTCTACATCCAGCTAACACCGACACCCTCCCAATGGCAAACAACTGAATACCTAAAGGTCACACCGAAACATGTAAACGAAATTGGAGTCTCGATTCCTTACGTTGCGTCGTACACATACAGCAACAATTTTGACCGGAAGCAAGTTCAGGGCTATGGGGTTTTTGGCGATAAAAGCAAAGGCGACGGGCTTTTCGACCCACAAGTTGTTGAATCACCGCCAGGGTCAGGCTTTTTCGTTTGCCAAAACACTGGAACGCTGTCAACAAGCCAACGCTATAACGTTTACCGACTGCCTACCCACTACACAACTCGTGAAACAGGGCGAAGTGAAAAGCTCGTTTTTACTACCGCAGGCCCTGGCCGTGCTATCACCGGAGTTAGCGGTAGTGCTTGCACGTTTAGCACAGACCCAGTAAGGATTACCCAATCAGATCGATTGGATCCTTTTGTATCGATCGGAAACTATTCGGGTGGTGAGGTAGTCACCACAACAGGTACGACAGGCCCTGTTTTTCAAACAAATACGACGTACGTACTGGGCGAAAAATTCATCACAAAAACGCTGAGACCCTTCCAGCAAAGTGTTGGAGGGGCACCTAGCCAGTTCCGTTTCGGCAAATTCAATTACCGCAATGCCGAGGTAGGCGAATTAACAGCTTTAATCCAAGGTCTCGCTGGAGGTGAGCTTTCTTCGATTCGCAGAATTTTTATTGATGCGTATCCGGTTTACCGAGACCACCAAGTAGCGGTCGACTTTTTTCAAGGCACAACAGCCCCTGGCCCGAACCCAACTCTGGAATACGATCCACAGCTAAGCCCACAGATGCTGGACAAGGGCGCAGTAGATCTGTTCCCCCACCTCAACCATCTGGGCACAACACTTAAGAACGGTTCCCACAAACTACGTACAGACAGTTTTCTTGGTGTTTTAAACCAGCCAAACCCTCCGTCCGCTTATTCCTGGAACAGCGATGACCATGCTTTCTCAGGAAGTAATAACTTGGCGGAATCAGAAATAACAAATGCCACCGCCTCTGGGACGTCGTCCGGGTTCTTCGCTACTTGGGATTCCAAAAACCTATATCTCATGAATGGTTTTACACAAGCTGAACTAAAGCGCAGCACACCATTGCGGCCTTTAGACCCTGAACTGCCCACCACTGGCATTCCAAACCCCGATGGAACGTATCCTTCAAACGGTGCGAAAACGCTTGTCCCGACAATGCTTTGGTATCAGCAGTTTGTAAACGACATCCAATACGACTACTTTCGAAACAGCAAGACAACCCACTTAATCGACAATACGCGTACACACAGCTTTATTGGTGATGAAAATTATCCATCTAGATACGTCAATCCAACGGCATTTACTGTTAATACAGAAGAAGAGATGAAATCTAAACGCTACACATATCCTCAGTACAACCCAGTTCTTCGGCTTTATGCGCTCCTAGATGTGCTGGACGCCTACGGCATACTTTGAATAGGGTCTAGAAACCGATGCCTGCAACTGTCAACTACACCGAAAGCCTGCTGCTGGGACGCGCCAAAGAGCAGACGCAAGTCAATCGCTTCCTCTACTTGCGTAATAGGGTAGCCGCTAGGATTGTTGCATCTGCCACGTCTCGTACATGACACTGCCGTTCGTTGTTCCCCCGGCACAAAAAGCATCTTGCCGGGTTGGGAACAACCGTTGCGGGGTTCTTGAGATCGAGCTTCTCGGGGGTCTTACTGTCGGAGAAAGCGCCACAATCTCTGAGCTTCTTGCCAAAGAGCAGAGTTCTTTTGTGCTTGGAGCGAAGATCGCCGACGGGATCGCCACGCAAGAGAAAATCTCCATTAGCGAAGCTTTCGCAGTTATTGAAGACTCCATTTCAGGCAAAACACTTGAGCCCGAAGCCGAGGCAATCCGTGTGCGTCACGCCGACAGCATCCAAGAAGTGGCTGCACTGTATGCCCATGCAGGCCAACGCAACATGGAGGCATCAGTAACCGCCCTGGTTCGTAGCCGTCTTGCACAACCGGAGTGGTCGATGGAAGACACGCGCTCCATGGACCAAGCGCTGTTTGCCGACATTTGGGAAATTGTGCAGCAGGAGCAGATGGCGGAAGACAACGAAGCTGAGCCTGTAACTGAGGAAGAGCTGGGAAAGCCGCAGCCGGAACCTGGGAAAAGCCAAAAACCAACTGGGAAGAAATAG